TTGAGAACACAGCCTAGGACGTACATTAGCAGCGGGCGCAGCACCCACTTGCCCAGGAACCGAAACAGCGGCATCAGCGGGCGCAGAAGCCACCACAGGGGCTTTAGCAGACGAGTCAATATATTCAGGCTTGATGAAACCAAAGAACATACAGAGTCCCCAAATTGCCAGAACAATGAGAACTTTAGGATCTCGAAGCATCGAGCTGCCTGCGATTGTATCCGAGACTTTACCGGTTGTAGTCGAGTCATAAAGTTTGAAAACATATTTTGGCACCTTATTAAATGGCTTGGCTTGCAGCACATCAGACATGGATGTACCGGAATTATCGGAAAGGTGGAGCACTGTCTTATAACGGCCACCAATCCCCAGTATCGCCATATTGGTATGGCGAATCGCCGTCTCGGCCGCAGCTCGAATAACTTGGTGAACCTTTTTGATGTTCGGGGTTGTTAATACGAAATCCCAGTTATGGTGACGGTGCATATCAAAGGCCACGTCGATTGTTTCCGGTCGGCCATCCTCTTTCGCCTTATCCGGCCCACCAGGATAATCGAGTTTATCCAGGTCACTCTGGCGCCATGCTGGCGGAAATACCCGCTGCACCTCATCGACCAGGAAGAATGCCCCTTTAGGTGCCCAGTGATAGAAACGAGCCAGAAGATCACGCCCTTCCTGGGATTCTGTCTCGACGTAGAGCACCTCAAAGCTGTCTGGCACATCCTTCCCCAGCACTTCACGGCAGCGCTCAACAGAGAAGCCGCGCACGTTGGTAATGATGTAGCGACCCGCCTTGATGGCCGGGATCACATCGGTGTGAATAGCGCCGCTTGATTTATAAGACCCTGGCGCACCGTGATGGATTTTTATCGACATGGATCACCACCCGAAGATATTCAGTAGAAAGCGCGTCACAAACGCCTGAGTAATAACGGACAAGCCCTTATCAAATTTCAGATAGAGCAAGATATCCCGCACTGACGATGGAAGACTGTTAAAGGAGGACGATATCAAATCGCTGAATTGCAGGTTTATCAAGATTTCCCTGGCAACGTCCCATGAAAATACCAGCAGGAATATTTTGAACTCAACCCATTGAATCGCCAGTTTAACCGAAATCCAGGCCGTTACCTGGACAGCGAGATTATATATATCGTTAAACAACCCACTGAATAAATCACCTAGCCATTCCATCGGTCACCTCTTAGCAATAATCATGAAAGCAACAAAGTAGAAGATAAACATCATCAATGCGGCCAGGAACTCCCAATAGCCGTCAGCATCAGGGCACACTTGATAAGCCTTGCCATACATAGAGAACATATCGAAGCATTTAGGAACAGAGGCAGAGCCATAGAACTGATATTTAAACATATCGGTCATTTCATTTTTAATAGAAAGATACTGGCTTTTTAAAGCCTCCTTGTGTTCATCATATACTTTCGTTATCTGCTCCAGGTCAAAGGCACAACTAGCGTCATCCGAGCAAAGCGGTGATTCATATTCAGCCTTTGCAATATGCATAGGATTTGATGCCGAGCCAGGCATTTGAGAATAATCAATATTAAAGTCGCCAGACCCACCTTGCCCACCACCAGAGTTTCCCCAGCCATTCTTTAAACCATCTTGGATCATGTATTTAATGCCGTAAAGATTGTCATTCATCTGGCTTAGATAACCAGACTGGCTAGATATGTTGGAGTTAACCGAATTAACCGAACCTTGAAGGCTCCCAATAGCACCAAGCATACTCCCCATATTGGATGACATGGAGCTTGTATTGCCGCTAATAGAGCCCAGAGTTGACATAGCCGATTGTTGCATTGCTTTCAGCGAAGCTACATCACCTTTGATTGCAGATATATCAACAGTAGAAACGGCACCACTTGTACCACCAGAAGAACCCATGCTATCAGCAATTTTCTTTAACTGAGCATTAGCCAAATCAAAATCAGCCTCAATACGAGACAAATAAAGATTAGTCCCCTCTATTCGACCAGGAGTTTCCCGTATATAAGTTAGTGCTTGATCAAGCTTGTCATTAACGTCAGACAATTCGAGCTGGGTCTTAAATGTATTACCAGCAATCTGATTGGAATAATCCTTCAAACCAGAAAGCCTAGAATTAACCCCCGCAAACTGCTTACCTAAATTAGTATTAATCTTTGAAAGGGTATAACCCACTGTCTGATAACCGTAATGATTAAAATACTGCCAACCAGCAATATTATCGGTATCACCAGGAAGGCTACCATCCCCGCCAGGACTGCCCCCAGTATCACCACCACCGTCGCCACCAGTACCAGTGCCCACAGTACATTCCACACCGTTAGACTGTATGGGGCCCATGGTGCCCGTAGATGGCGTCTCAACACAGACTCCAGGGCAAACGACCTGACACCCGCCCAGAGTGGAGGACTCCCATTTAACGCAATAGGGCATTGCTGTACCTATAGGCACATTTTGCAGATTGAGCCCTGCCGGACAGCTCGCAAACGCCCCCAGCGGCACCAGGAACAGCAGATAAAGCAATCTCACGCGACCCCCAATAAAAAAGGCGACCGAAGCCGCCTTGTGTCATATGGAAAACGATGCCCTGTACCCTTCAACAAAGAACAGGAACCACAACGTCCCAATGAGCAAAGACACGATTAGGCTTTGCGCATCAGGCCGATCAGGATGCCAGCACCGACGACCGTGGCCACGACCATCATCACCTTGGGCGCGGTGATAGTGACGTCAGACTGGGCATTATCCAGCGCAGCAGCAGCCGCTGCCGCCATGGATGTATCAGCAGCATTGGCACCGACGGCAGCCATAGAACCCACCAGGGCGATACAGCCATTGCGATAATAGTTTTTCATACTCGTTTATCCTCTTTTTGCACCTACAATTACGCGGGCAATAGCGCCCACTTTTAAACCCAAAGCCCAGAGAACAATGCCAGAGCTAAAGGCAATTCCCACATCCGCTATATCGAATTGAAACCAATTGGATATATCGGTGAGTTTGGAATGCTCCTGGACAGTCAGGAGCACGTAATTACAAGAATCCCCCTCTGAAAGGCGGGTATATCCTTCGGAGGTAATATCCAGGCAAATCATTATTGCGCCCTCGTCGTCGGTCGCTGCGCGCCCTCGCTCCTCCTCCTCGTTGCGCGCCGATTACAGCGGCTTTTTAGAGGCTTGGTAGCCAACAACAACGTTGCGGGTCGGATTCTGGGGATCCGCTTCCAGAATAAGGTCAATCGCCACCAACTTGGGGCAATCAGCCATTTCCTTGATAGTCGGCGCATCATTGCGCAGGGACAACTGGCGAACCTCATAGCCCCAGGAGTTGATATTGCACTCCGGCTTGTTGACGTTGTTTGCAGGAGCCAGATATTCCACCTGGGCAAAGTCATAAGGCACCGGAGCGCCAGACTTGCGAGAAACACCGTAGCCATGGGTCACGCGAGTGACCAGCACACTGGACAAAATAGACATAGTTATTACCTCGTTGAAGAACCTTGGTTAGGTCGAAAATACAGGCAGCTCGTCCAAGTCAGGAGGGAGCGGCATTCTTAATCGCGCCGGAATATCACTTTCTTCCAGGTGCGCAGTTAATTGGTTAACAATCTTCTCAGGCGATAATCCCTCGATGTTCGCTAACCAATTAACAAGGCGACCCGCCATGCGGGACATATTAAAGACGGCATTGTCCCTGGACGTTTTGAACTTGTTTTTAAAGGTGGTCAGTCTGACGGGCTTTATTTCCGCTTCCTGGATAGCAGCCAGCCATTTATCAAATTGCGGATACATCCCCGCAAAATAGGGGTCTGGGTTTACCAGGACGTCCAGCGGGATAATGCGGTCCTTATTGTGCAGCTCGCCTTCGGCGCGTACCCAATTCGGATACTCTGCCGACTGCATCTGTTTGCCCTTTTCGTATACCCGGGCGCACTTTCCGTTGATGCGGCTGCCCACGTAGAACGAGCAGCCCTTGGTCGGCACCATGCCAAAGCGCTTGGCTATGCCCTTGGCAACCTCGGTGATCACGAACTCACCCGATTCAATCTTCATCCAGGACGGAGCGCGGCCCCGCTGGGGATGGAACTCGCCGGCTTCCGCGCCGGCAATGGCACCCTGGTAGGTGATGTGCTCGCCGCTGTAGTCATCCAGGGCGAGATCCACCCGTGTGATGCGCACGCCTGGAATGTGAGAGATAACATCATGCAAAGCCTGGAAATCCAGGGCGGCACAACCCACACCGGAAAAACTCACCATGCAACCATGGTTTGCCGCACCCCAGCCAATCAGGCCGCAGGGGATGCCGTCACACAGCAGGTCAGCCGAATTGGCGTAACCGTGCAGGCCAGAGCGGCGAGGGCGCATCGTGAAGCGCGGCTCGGGGATGGGGACACCAATGCGGGTATTCAGCTCCTCTAACCACAGCTCCAGCTCGTTGCAGCAGAGGGCATCCAGGAACTGGACGCCGTAGCAGTCGATCAAGTCGTTGTAGGCTTCCCAATACTTGGCACCCTCGACAACCTCGAACTCGGAGAACTTGAGCAGGGCAGTGCAGACCGCCTTCAACTCCTTACGAATGTCGGCACGGGCCTTGTAACCGGAATGCAAAGCACGCTCCATCATTTCGGTCATGGATAGCGTCACGACAGGGGCAGGGGACTTAGGCACCCCCTGGAGGCTTAACCGCTCAGTGGTCTTGTCATATTCAACCGTTGGGGCAGGGGAGACCCCCAGCCGTTCGGCCTTGCCGCACAGGCGTTCTGTCACCTTGTCAAAACGGGCGAGGGGAGCGAAGCCAACCGGACGCTTCCAGAGATAACGCAGCCCCTCGACAGGGGGTTCAGAAATGGCCGCTTGCAGGGCCTTCACGTTGGTATCGAAGCGCGGGACAGCCTTCAAGAGCGCACCTTGCTTGGCAAGCTCCTTCATCTGGATCAACTCAGTCGGTGCCCAGGTGAAGGACAGATAGTCGATCAGGGTTTTGTTGCCGATAACCCCATTTATCGGCATCACGGCGCTATGACCAGTCATCGAAAAACACTCCCTGGTCATAGAAGCCGCGCCAGGTGTCCTCGGTGACTTCCACCAGTTCGAACACGGTATCGGGGTACGTCATCGACAGATAGACCCGCAGCTCATGCAGGTCGCGGAACATCTCGACCTGACCCGCGATACAGGCGGAGTAATCGCCAGTCGGCTCTGCCTGCCAATAGACCTTGCGCTCGATGAGCGCGGGCAGATCCTGGTTTTGTGGGCTAGAGTGGGTCAT